TATCGGCGCCCAGTGTTGCGCACACGCCGTGTTCAGCAATTTGGCTGGCGCGCCCGATGAAGTCTTCGATGCCCTTCGCATCATGCAGTCGACCCATGGCGTCACTGCGTGTGGCATTGAGTATTTCGCTGGGCCGCAAACCGCCAGTGGTGAACCTAGCACAACGATCAAGAACTCCATTTGTGTGTCACTCGTTAATTGTGATGCTTTCATGCATGCCGCCTCCATGCGCCGCATTACCTGTCTGTTGTTCGTCCTCGGCGACGACACCATGTGGGTCGTGTCGCCTGGCGGCTCCTCTGCCCTACTGCGGTCGGTTGAACCAGCCGCATCCCGCGCAGGCATGCTCATCAAGTTCGAGTTGGCCACACGCTACACCGTCCAGTTCTGCAGCTGTCGATGGCAACCAACCACACGGGGCTACCTGCTCGCCCCGATGGTTGGTCGCGTTCTCCTCAAAACCGGCTATTCTCTCACGCCGTATGGGGAGGTCAAGTCCCTGGAATTCGCGCGGGCGGTTGCCCTCGGCCTACAGCCCCGCGTGACGTATGTGCCTCTTCTCCGCGCATACGTCGCCAGGATCATCGCACTCACCGACAAGATTCACGTGTCGGAAAGCGTGCAAAGCGCAGCTGATCGGGAGGTGTACAGCGAGCGATTCTTAACCGTGACGGGTGCTCCACAATGCACACCTGAAACCTTTACCGCATTTGAGGAAGTGTACGGCGTCGAGCGTGCCTCCGTCGAGGACGCCGAGCGCCTGATCACCACCGTCATGCGCTTACCCGCGCTGGTCAAACACCCCGTGTTTGATCGCGTCGTCAGCCATGATTGGTCAGTGCCAAAAGGAGACGCGTTCATGTCATTCGCTACTGACCTTCTCCTTTACGCCTTCCTCATTAGCATGCTCGTTTTCTCCGCTGGTGTTTGCGACTCCATCTCAGTTTGCCACGCCATCATCTCTCATGACCTACCAGCTTACACTAGCCTGGGCCATGCCTTCTTGATGATGCTGTGGGTCTATGCGGCTGGCTGCGTTCCCACCATCGTGTGGGGCCGCCACCTACCCACCTGGGCGCGTAGCAAGTTTGAGTGGCGTCCCGCAGTGCTCATCACTCTCAACACCTATGTCGAGGAAATGATCATCTGGTTGGTGGCTACCTACTTCGGCCGGTTCTGGCCGGCGTATGCGCTCCTCAGCCACTTGGTGATTGCTAGTGTTGAGCAGTTCCGCTCCATGCAAATTGCAACGGACCCGAGAGAGTTTTCCCTATCGCCGCTTGCCAGGTTCATGGGCCACACCGTCACTGGTATGACCTATAGCCTTGGCTATCCATGGATTGCACTTCTAACCCACGTTGCCATGAACCTCGCCTCACTCGTTGAGGCATCAAGGCGTCGCAGCGTGTGGATAATGAATGATGCTATTCGCGCCGCTGTCGAACAGGCTGATCGAACGCGGCGTAACGTGCGATTGCGGTGGGGCTTCGAGATTCCAATCCACGATGACCCCTACCCAGGGTAGTTTGTATTTCGACCGCAGCAATCTATAGGGGGCGTGGCACCCCCCCGGTCATTAAAGCATGCTCTCTGGGGTTAATTACAACCAAGACCAACGTTTTACTGCCAATCATTGCCAAGATGCTCGAAATTGATCTGACCCAACCTGAAGCCGAGTTCGTCGCCGCACGTGTGGACCCTTTCAACTCCACCCCTGATGGCGTCGATCCTGGCCATGGCCGCGTCATTGACGGCTGCCCCGTTCGTTCCTACGTTACCCGCCGCACTGCCCACTGCACTGTCACTGGCGGCACCACGTACGTTAAGGGCGTCATCAAGGTTATTCCGCCTTGGGCCACCGCCAACGACGCAGCGCTCATTGCCGGTTCGGGTGCGGGTGCTGCTGCCCCCACGGCCATGTCTACGGGCATGTGCTCTTGGGATCAGCCCATCCTCACCTCGACCGAGTGTCAGCGCTGGCGCATGGTCGGTTGCGGGTTGCGCGTCAACTGCGTTAGTTCCACCGATGACAACGCTGGCCTCCTTCAGGGGGGCTATTCCGC